AAATACAAATCTATTAGCAAATAATGGATTTACTAGAAGCGCCGCAGATATTATAACTTATTCTGGTTCTACTACAAAAACATTTGGTATAAACGTTTTCGCTTCTATATTTGGAACAGCCGCATCTTATTTTGCTTTACAAATTGTTAAAAATGGAACAACTGCTATAAATCAAGGTTATATCACTACCGCTGCTAATACTAATTATGAAATGACTATAGCAAGTGTAGTAACACTGAGTAATGGCGATACTATAGCATTTAATGGTGATAACGGCGGAGTTTTCGGACAACCTCGTATGGTTGCTACCGCAAGTGCTCCAAACTTTACATCTGCTGCTCCGACTATACCATTTCAAGTTGTCATCAGGGAATTATAAAAATAGTATAATTGATGTAAAAAATATTATATCAATTATAATAATGAGTAATAAAGGACGTTATTTTACACGTGAAATTGATTTAGATAGTATCGTGCGAAATCCACTTCGTTCTAACTTAAATGCCAATGGTAAAACAATAACTAATTTGGGACCGCCCGTAGATCAAAGTTCTGTAGCACGTATGCAAGATATATCTGGTGGTGGTGCTACTAATACTTGGTATCTATATCCCGCTTTTGCTGATATAAGTATGAATTGTAACGGAATACAAGATGTTTCTGCTATAACTTTCTGTGGAAGACAAACATATTTAAGACAAACTAATACAACTTTTGATATTAGTTCAAATCGTTCAATTAGGTTCAATAATAATCAACTTTTTTTACAAAATAATGGAAATATTGGTATAGGAACTAATACACCAATATATAGTTTAGATGTATCTGGTTCGGCAAGAATGAGATATATTATTGATATTAATACAAGTGATGGTAGTAATAATAGTATATTAATAGGTACATCAAATGGTATAAGATGGAGCAAAGATTTATCATTAAATAATTTGGATGTATCAAACAAAACAACTATAAACGATTTGAGTGCGACTAAGATATGGTCTAGAGACTTATCAGCAGTCAATTTACAAGCCTCAGGAACAGGAATAATTAATGATTTGAGCGCTACTAAAATATGGAGTAGAGACTTATCCGCAGTTAATTTACAAGTTTCAGCAACAGGAATAATTAATGATTTGAGTGCAACTAAAATATGGAGTAGAGACTTATCCGCAGTTAATTTACAAGTTTCAACAACAGGAATAATTAATGATTTGAGTGCGACTAAAATATGGAGTAGAGACTTATCCGCAGTTAATTTACAAGTATCAACATCTGCGATAATTAATGATTTGAGCGCTACTAAGATATGGACTAGAGACTTATCCGCTGCTAATTTACAAGTATCTGGAGCAGGAATAATTAATGATTTAAGTGCGACTAAAATATGGAGTAGAGACTTATCCGCAGTTAATTTACAAGTATCAACATCTGCGATAATAAATGATTTGAGTGCTACTAAGATATGGACTAGAGACTTATCTGCAGTAAATGCTAATATAACAAATATAATTGCGAATAATATTGATGCTAGCTTTAATATAATTGATGCGAGTGATAATAAAAATTATTATATAACTTTTAGTGAAAGTAGTGGATACCAAAAAATAAAAATAGATACAAATAAACTTATTTATAATCCAGGACTAGATAGATTAGGTATAAATATAGAACCTATTTATAATTTGGATGTTAGTGGTTCATTACGACCAACTACAATTATAGACCGTAACAATTCAGCCGGAACACTAGGACAAGTATTAACATCTACAGTTAGTGGAATAGTATGGAGTTCAAGTAGTAGTTCAAATCAATGGACTACATCTGGTTCAAATATTTATAATACTAATTACTTAACTGGTAATGTCGCTATTGGTAAGACAATACCATCATATAGTTTAGATGTATCTGGTTCATTTAAAAGTTCTAGAATAATAGATGTATCTAATTCATCTGGATTAAGTGGTGAAACTATGATAAGTTTAGGTAATGGTAATGGATATAAATGGATTACGCCTGTATATGGTTCATTTTCATCTGATATATCACAAAATATTGATATAAGTGGTGGTTTAGGTTATCCTACTGCTATTACATATAATAGAGCAGAAATATCTAATTTATGCGATTTTTCAGGTAGTAGAATATATGTTCGTCGTTCAGGCATATTTAAATTTTCATACAGTATCCAAATGGTTCAAACTGCTAACCAATCACATAAAGTATATATATATATTAAACAAAATGGGGTAATATTAGATAGAACATCAAGTACAATAATGTTATTAAAAGATTCCGAAATATTTCCAATGTGTGAATATATTTTACCATTGAATAAGGGTGACTATATTGAAGTTATATTCTATTCATTAGGAACAACTGTAACAGCTGTATATTTACTTGATAGTACACATATTCCTCCATATTTTCCATCAGCACCTAGTATAATAAGTAATATTTATTCTCTTGTAACATATCCATAAAATATTATAATATCTAATATTATATTAAATATTGTAATGAGTAATAATGGTTCAGGATATTACTATTATAATGAAAATACTCGTATATGGAAAGTGGCAGATGGTCCTCTAGATGCGAGTAGTATATATATCGGATTTAATGCTGGTAAAACTAGTCAAGGTTCTAATTCTATTGCTATAGGTGCTAATGCCGGATATAAAGACCAATCAAATAATGCGATAGCTATTGGGGCATATGCCGGTAGAACATCACAACACGCTAATAGTATAATTATAAATGCGACAGGGAATGACTTGAGTAGTAATATAACGAATAGTTTGTATATAGCACCCATAAGAAACACTAATAGTATAACACAATCATTATATTATAATCCAACAACTAAAGAAATAACATATGGTGATATTTCTAATGGTGGTTCAAATCAATGGACTACATTTGGTTCAAATATTTATAATAATAATTCTGGAAATGTTGGTATTGGTAATTCAAATCCTACAGCAAAATTAGATGTTTCTGGAACTATGACTGTTAGAAGAACTCTTGATTTATGTAATAATATAATAAATGATGTATCATCAGTTAAGTTTCATAATAATACTTATATAACTTCGGGTGATTTTTCGGGTAATTCTTCATCAAGAATTAGGAGTTTAATTTATAATAACGATGGAACTGAAAATGTATCAAATCCCGTATCAATTATGCGTATGTCTTATTTTACTAATGATGTCTCATATAATATTAATACAGAGCCAAATCATACACCTATACGATTTGGGACACAACACTTAAATCAATTAGGTATTACATTTGTAGATATATCAAAAACTCAATTCACTTTTTCAAATGAATTATCAGGTCAATTTATAGAACTGTATGTTATTCAAAAAACATATATCACCAATAATAATATGAGTATAACAGTAGATATTTCCGCAATTAATAATACATACAAAGAAAATATAGATACACGATTTTATGATAGACCAACTACTATTAGTTCAACGTTTGGACCACATATGATAAGTCCGACTGAGTATCATAGTAATAAAATATATTCATTATTTACTTATTATACAGTAACCGGTGGTGGTAGTGCTAAATTAATACGGAGTGAAATAATAATGAAATCTTATTATGTGTAAAATTATTTTATAAAACATTTTATAAAATCCATTTTTATTTTTTATTACTACATTAAACATTAATTTACATCGTTTTTAAAAATAGTAGTAAAAATTATTTATCTACTTTTTGATGTTGTTCTTTTATGAGAACTCTTTTTTGAACTTTTCTTTGAACTTTTTCTTTTTGAAACACATAGTCTATAATAACCTTTTTCATTTTTACATAACCAATCTTCTTTTGGTCCAGGTTTATACTTTTTTAAATATAGTTTATAATCTTTCTTATGTTGCCAATGATAACGTACTACATAAAAACCATTTTTATCTTTATAAATATTTTCACCATTAACATATGAACCATATATGATTTTATCAGTCATTTATATCTTATAATCGTAAAAAAAATTATATAATACAGTTTTATTTATATAATATTTTAATTATCTCATTTTAGAATAAATTATCACAATAAGCGGATTGGAATAAATCTTTTTCACTAACCTCACTTGTTATCTTTGATACTACTTTTGCTGTATCTTCCTTCTTCTTTATATATTCAAAATATTTCTCTTCATCAAATAATATATCTATTGATCCTGTACCTATTGGAACTTCTTGTCCTAACATAATATTCGATGAAACTGATTGTATTTTATCTAATTCTCCAAATATAGCTGCTCTTGCTATAATATCAGGTGTTTCTTCAAATGAACATTTTGCTAGTGGTCCTCTATCACTCTTATTTATACCATGTCTATCTATTGACATTAAACTTCCTCTATTTGTTATTATATCTGCTAGTAATTGAATATGTCGTGAATTAACATGTGAACCAGCAATTTTAAATACTGTATATATTTCGTTATATATTGCTTGTCTTGCTGCTTCTACTCCTAATGTTTCATAAATTTCATATATATCATTCGAATATGTATCATATGCATTAACAGCAGGATGCATAAATATATCTTTTAGATTGGTTCCAGCAGTTTCAATAATCCATTGTGTCTTTTGTTGATATTCTTTTAATACAGGTTCATAATATTTAAAATATTGGTTTGGATACATTGATGCATTTTTAATGCCTTTAATACCTGTTAATATAATGTCATTTAATATTGTCTTTTCTATAGACTTTAATGTTGAAATCATATCTTCTTCATCTGCATCTGCATCTTCTTCTAAATTAGATATAATACATTGTATTCTTAATGTTAATTCGTTTGAATTATCATCGGTATATATACATCTAATATCTTCATTTTCCATATTAAATCGTGAAATAATTGCATAATATATATCGGACATTTGTAAATTTCTGTCTATCATTTTCATTTTATCAAATGTTAATCTTAATACCCATGGACTATGTGATTTATTACTATCCATAGGTGTCAATAAATTAAATTCCTTATATACCTGCATCATTCCTTTATCATTTTCTATATTAGTATCATCATTAAACATACTTAATTGGTCGAAATATATTTCACTTGTATTTGTAATTTGTTTAATAGTTGTAATTGCTAATTCATTTAATACTTTCTGTGATTGTTCTTTATTATAACAATAAGGGTCTTTTAATATAATTGTCATTGATGGTGTCTTAATATTTCTACTAACACTTAATAATTCTTTGAAACGAGGAACACCTTGATTAACACTTGACTTTGATGCTACACCGGCTAGATGGAAGGTCGTTAATACCCTAATGTTTCCAAGAGGGACTAGACTGTATCTTAAGCATACTCCAGTTGATTAGACTATCATAGTATACCGATATCCGTTCAGTCGTTGAATGCTCACCATATTCTATCATAACGAATTTAGGTGATAACACTGCTGATTACCTAATCTCTAACATTATTACCATTGGGTTCGGCGATTAACCGAGTTCCTTTTCTATGTTTCCATTGAAAAGTGGTAGTTAGAGCTCTAAAGGACTTCCAGCAACAAGATATCTTACCAATAGATATTATCTATTGATTAGGAAGTGACACGCTTTTCACGCTTCCTGTTTACGACAACATTTATCGTACATATTTATTCCATTTGCGGTTAAGAAATTATGAGTTTTTTCTACTGTAAGGTCATACATCCAACCGTGTATAGGTTTAGTTTCTTTAATAGATTTTACTTTATCCCAAACAATATCATTCATAGTATCTCCAATACTATCAACTAATTTAATACATCCATCTACATATATATATTGTTTATGTCTTGCCATTAATGATAATGGATTATTATCATCATCTTCTATAGTTATATTTAATTGTTCTATTGCTAAACTGTTTGAAATAGGAATAATATCACCTTCTTTCAAATCGTATCCATCAATAGCGCGTATTTTATTATCTACTAGAGATAAGAATGATTTACCTTTGGTCGCTTTTACAGAACGACCACTTTCTAATTCTACTTCTAAAATAGTATCAGTACCATCCGTATTAATAACTGGATGTCTAGTAATTGCTTCTAATTTAGTCCACATCATATTACCATCTTCATCACACGATAACGCTTTCCAATCGTGTTCATCATCTAATTCTATATATACTTGTTGATTTTCTAAATGTTGAATTTTAGATTGTTCACATTCTATATAATATTTATCTATCCATTCTCCAATTTGAGGAGTTATAATTTTACCGTCACACATTATAACTATTTTAGTATCCCAATCTACACTGTTCAACGTCATTTGCGTCTTTTTTTTCATTCTGTCACCAGAATGTTGGACTATACCTTAGATGTCATATTGACACCCACCTCCGTCTAGTCTCTGAACCTTCTCCATGCTATTATAAATAGTTTAGGAGCTTGGCTGCGGATTGACAGTAGATACTTTCGTATTCTCATATATATCGTTTTTACTATACCAACGCCGTTATGCGAAGGTTCTCTCTATATGTTTCCATATAGAAGTAGTAGATATACACTTATACCACTGTGTTTCCCGCAGTTTGAAGATGTCGCAATTGTATTTTATACAATCACTAGGCAGTTATATACTTGACCTAACTTACAATGTTTTTCCATGTAGGTAATTAGGTAACCTATATGGCATCTGCCTGTTCCGAGCACACAAACTTTACTCGGCTCACCCATCGATTGAGCGGCTATTGTTCCCACTAATTCGCCAGGATGCGCAATTGAACTATAAAATTGTTGGTTAATTGTTGCTATAATATAATCGAATGCAAGTTTATTAATTTTATTTTTATTTAATAGATTAGGTGATAAATATAAATTTGCTAATACGACGATTAATTCGTTTCCTTTGTAATTTTCGGTTATTTTTAAATTTTCTTCTATATATGTTAATTTATCTAATACATATAAAGGACTTAAATCAGATAAACTATTTTTACTACCAAATTGATATGATGCATTTTCAACTAATCTTCTAAAATTTATAGGAGAATATACATCATCATCGATAGATCCTTTGAAAATATGTTCATAATAATAATTTCTATCTTTTATTATTTTATTAATATGACTTTCAAATTTACCCGATACTTTTTCTTTATTCTTTATAATATCTTTTACTATCGTATCAATATATATCGTCTTTAAATAACTTCTTTCTAATTTTAACATATATTCATCGTATAACGTCTTATCACTCTTACCTAATGAAGTTAATTTCTGTTTTTCTATCTTTGCACCATCAAATCCATCTTCTCCATATAAGAATTGTATAATTGTACCATTTGCATTTCTTACTGTATAATCAGTCATAATACGTGCATCTTCCATACCCTTTATTAATTTACGTTGAATATATCCAGTATCACTAGTATCACGAACTTGTAATCCGTTTGCTAAACCAAAGTTTAATGTACTAGGGATAGTTAAATCATATACTTTAGGATATTTTTCAATACCTATAATATTTATTTCTACTATTTTATCAAGAACTATATCGTTATATACTTCTGGATTTTTAACAATACTAAACATATATTTATTATTATCGATATTAGAAATATGCCCATATATACCTAATCTTGTATGACACATAGCAATTATATCAATTTCTTTTTGACTAGTCGCGATAAATGTATTATCTATTAATCGTAGTTTATTTAAGTATTCATTAATAACATCTATAGATGCAACTACTATACTTTCTGGTATATTATCATCATAACATCCATTATTAGATAATAAATTCATAGTTACAGGTACACAATCACCTACATTAATATCTGGTGTAGATGTTTCTTCTAATTTACCTAGTTTTTGGTTCCATATTAATAATGATTTAGATTCAGTAACTATAACTTTTTTGCCACCTTCCGTCTTAATTTCATATAATTCTGTACCCGGGTCGTGTCGTGTAATTGCAGTTACTTCGCCCCATGAAACTGCACCTTCTTCATTTGTTGTTGGAATAAATACCTTATTTTTAATATATAAGTGTTCCATTTGTCTTTCTTCAAAATGATTAACCTCATCTTTATTTTCTTCTAATAGACTATCAATCCAATCACCAATATTCATATATTTACAACTTCCATTTTCCATAAATATTATAGGAGTATCACCGGTTACTGACTTAACAGCTGTATCGATAAGACCTTCTCTTCCAGACATTGCATGAAAGAAGAATTCCGTTGGATTTAATCCCTTCATAAAACTACTTTCTACAAAACCTCTTGCAGATGCACCATCGTCATATTTATGAAAATGTGGAAGTGTTCTATCTGTAAAACCATATGGAACACGACGATTATCTATATTTTGTTGTCCTACACATGCGATCATTTGACCTATATTAGTTGAACTACCTTTTGAACCAGATAGAACCATGTTTAACATACGATTATTTGTATGTAAATGTTTTAATGCGACTTTACCTGTTTCATCTGTAATATCGTTTAATGTTTTTGTAATTTGCATTTCATATTCTTCTGCAATTGTTTTACCATACTTATTTTCTAAAATACCTTTATGTACATGTTCGATAATTTCTATAACTTTTCGTTTCTTTTCATTTATTATATTTCTCATCTTCTGTGATGATGCTAAATCGGGTATTAAATCTGCGATACCTACACTAAATCCTGATTTAATAACCCAATTAGTAACTATATTTTGTATATCATCTAAAAATTGTTGAGTTCTTTGAGGACCAAATTCATTAAATATAATATGAATTAATGATTGTTCAGATTGTCCTAGAATAGTTTTATCAAATACACCAGAACGAACTATACCTTGTTCTATATTAACCATATTTTGTTCTGAATCATCATATTGCGCACTTTCATTCTTCTTTTTAAGATTTACAGGTGGTATAATCATTGAAAACATTTGACGACCTGACCATAAATCTACTGTTCTATCTGGATATTTCCAACTTGGAAAATTTACTGGTAATGCTGATACATGTGTATTTGCTGGTATTTCAGGTGGAGGTAATATTCCAGTAAAACTTGGTGTATCCGTTAATATATCTAGACATTCATTTCTAGTTAAATAATTATCATATCTAGTAAATAAATATGAACCTACTAGTGTATCTTGTACAATACTAATAATAGGTTTATGTTGTGCTGGTGAAATAATTTGTGATTGAACACAAGCTAATTCTGCTAATTCTATACGTGCTTGTTCCGATTGGGGTACATGCATGTTCATTTCCGTTAATACCCTAATGTTTCCAAGAGGGACTAGACTGTATCTTAAGCCAATTCTGGTTGATTAGACCGTCATTATTGACCAACATCCGTTCAGTCGTTGAATGCTCTTCATATTCTATCATAACGAACGTAGAAGATGACACTGCGGATTGCCCAATCTCTAACATTATTACCATTGGGTTCGGCTATTAACCGAGTTCCTTTATATAATTTCTCATATAAAGTGGTAGTTAGAGTTCTAAGGGGTTTCCCGCAACAAGATGTTTTACCAATATTTCTATTGATTAGGAAGTTTCACGCTTTTCACGCTTCCTGTTGGCGACTGTTTTTGTTAATCACCGTCGAAATCAGCATTGTAAGGCCGGGTTACTGATACATTTAATCTAAATGTTTTATATGGCAATGGTACGATACTATGTTGCATCATACTCATTTTATGTAATGAAGGTTGTCTGTTAAATAATACTATATCACCTTCTATTAAATGACGATTAACTATATCTCCTTCAAATAATTCTAATGTTGATGTATCAACAACACTCAAAGATATAATTTTTCCGGTCGATTTTCTTTTTATTGATTTTGCTCCAGGATATTTTGAATATCCATTTCTTACATATGATAATAAACGCTCTTTATTATATGCATTAACTTTCTCCGGATATGTAAGATTAATACATATATCATATGGAACACCTAATTGGTTTAACTTTAAACGTGCGTCAGGTGTAATAACTGAACGAGCACTAAAATCTACTCTTTTCGAATCAGAACCTTCAACCATAGATATTAATAAATATCCTTAGGTTTTGGGCGGTTCCTACTACAGTTCTGTCACCAGAACTTGGACTATACCTTAAGCATCTATAATATAGATACCCATCTCCGTCTAGTCTCTGAACATTCTCCTTATCATTATTATGACTTAGGAGCTTTGCTGCGGATTGTCTGCCGATGTTTTCACATCTGTATATATCGTTTTTACTATTCTTACGTCATTACACGCAAGTTTTCATAAATGTTTCCAAATATGAATAGTAGATATATATTTAGCAGATATTCCCGCAATTTGAAGATGTCGCAAGAAGGTATTAATTTATATTTCTCGTTCATATCTATAAACTAATATTCATTCCTTCTTACTAGGTAGTTATATCTTGACCTAACTTCCATCGTTTTCCTATATAGGTTTGTCAGGTTACCTATATAGCGACTACCTGTTATGAGCAAGTTAATGAGAGACCCTACCTCTCACATTACCCATTAAATTACCTCTAACACGACCTTCCTTCGATTTTAATCTATCCATTATCGCTTTTAATGGACGACCGCTTCTTTGTTGTGCTGGTGGTATTCCTGGTAAACTATTATTTACTAATGTTGCAACGTGATATTGTAATAATTTATACCATTCATCTATAATACCTTTTGCTGCATTAGTAGCTATTTTATGTTTTAATGTTTTATTTGTTTTAATAATATCACATAATTTATGTGTTAAATCATCTTCCATTCTCGTATTATTATCTGCACGAACCGATGGACGAACACTTGGCGGTGCTACAGGTAATACAGAACATATTAACCATTCTGGACGACAATATTTTTTATTAAAACCCATTATTTCTATTTCTTCATCGGTTATACGTCGTAGAATTCTTTCTACATCATCCGCATCCCATACAACTTGATTGTATATTTCTTCCTTCTTTTCATCATTCTTCTTTTCTTCATCCGTTTCTTCTAAACCTATATCTCCTTTTCTCCATTCTGCCAGTAATTTACCTATTGCAGCATCTCTTTTAATTGTTTGTGGTTGAACTGCTCCACAACCATCATTATTTTTAACACCACATATATTTATTTTTGAACATAAGTCAGTTATAGCGACAAATCTATTAACACCTTTGGAACTATTTGTTATTTTAATAGCATCTGGATCAGTATGAGAGATTAATAATTTAGAACAACGCCAACATACACTTCTTAAACATTTTATTGTATATTTTATATAGTGCATATAGAACACTTTCTTTGCTAATTCAATATGACCAAAATATCCCGGACAATGTCTATTATCCAATTCATCGGTAGGACACTTTTTACCGTGTTCCAATACACCCATTCTTGGATCAAATAAACCACCGACCTTCGGTATATCTCCGTCATACGTTTCATTAGTATATATTTCAGCTACAGATCTTCTTCGTATTTCGTCAGGTGACAATATTGAAAATTGCACACCTGCAACACGTTCTGTATCTGCATTTGGATCTAACTCTTGAAACATCGACATTTTAATATAATATATCTCTCTATTTTTTTAAATTAAAATATAGAATTCATTATCAAATTTTATTATTAATATTATATTTGCTCATTCATATTATTTTTTTCACATAAATACTATTATTATTTTATAACATAATATTAATTATATATAAATGACCGGTAGTTTAATGCAATTAGTCGCATATGGTAGTCAAGATGTGTATTTAACTGGTAATCCTCAAATATCTTTCTTTAAAGTCGTATATAAGAGACATACTAATTTTGCTATCGAATCTATAGAAATTACTCCCGATGGTAATACTAAATTAGGTTCTCGTATTTCTTGTGTTATTACTCGTAATGCAGATCTAGTATCTCAAATTATTCTAGAAATAGATTGGAATGGTTATTTACCATCTTCCACATGGCGTATTGGACATCAAATTATAGATTTTGTTGAAGTTGAAATAGGTGGTATTGTAATAGATAAACATTATGGTACATGGATGGATATTTGGACACAATTAACTCATACTCACGAAAAAATGAATAAATTAAGTAGATTATTAACAGGTACTATTAAAAATAATTCAGGTAATTCTAAAATTTATATTCCTCTACAATTCTGGTTCTGTCGTAATCCCGGTTTAGCACTCCCTCTAATTGCTTTACAATATCACGAAGTTAAGATAAATATTCAATTTAATTCTAATTATGTATATAGAGATCCTGAAAATAATCAACAATATATATATTCTAATAATTCATCTCCTATTATTAATAAATTATCTATATTTTGTGATTATATTTTCCTAGATACTGATGAAAGATGTAGATTTGCACAAGTATCTCATGAATATCTTATCGACCAAATTCAATATTCTAATCCTCTTCCTGTAGTTTCTGGTGCTAATCAAATCGAAATGCACTTTAATCATCCCGTTAAAGAAATTATATGGGCAGTTCAACGTAATACTACTAGTAATACTAATAATAGTCCGATTTATCCATTCGATTTCTGGCAAATTGATCCTCTTAATGATATATATGATATTGACTTAACATTAAAAGCACAAATACGCCTAAATTCATTAGATCGTTTTAAAAGACGGGAAGGTTCTTACTTCCGTTGTCTTCAACCTTATCAATATCATACTGGCGGTGATAGACAAACTGGTTATATTAGTCCATTACCTCTACCATATGTAGATTATTTGGTTGAGCCTTTTGGTGGATTTTATATGTATTCATTTGCATTAAATCCAGAAGAATATCAACCTAGCGGTGCATGTAATTTCTCTCGTATTGATAATTCTATCTTGTCATTAGACTTAAATACTCAAGCGAGTATTATACATATTTGGGCTATTAATTATAATGTCCTTCGTATTATGAGTGGTATGGGTGGTGTCGCTTATTCTAATTAAATTATATTATATATAATAGTATATATATTATATAATATGGGTGGTGGTGTAATGCAACTTACGTGTTATGGGGCACAAGATATTTATTTAACTGGTAATCCTCAAATTACTTATTTTAAAGTCGTTTATAAAAGACATACTAATTTTTCTATAGAATCTATTGAAGTTCCTTCTGATTCTAATTCTAAATTAGGTGTATTATTCTCAACCGTTATTAGTCGTAATGGTGATCTACTTTCTCAAATTATTTTAGAAATAGATTGGGACGCTTCTGGTGTTCCGGGTTCATGGCGTTTAGGTCATCAAATTATAGACTATGTCGAAATAATAATTGGGGGTCAAGTTATAGACAAACAATATGGAACATGGATGGATATTTGGGCTCAATTAACACATTCAAACGAAGATATGGAAAAATTAAGTCGTATGCTTTCCGGTCAATTAATTAATAAAAAAAATAATTCTAAAACTTACGTTCCTCTTCAATTCTGGTTTTGTAAAAATCCGGGTCTCGCTCTTCCTCTCATTGCTTTACAATATCATGAAGTTAAAATTAACGTTCAATTAAATAAAAATTATGTTTATTCTAATCCTAACAATACTCAAGACTATATTTATTCTAATAACTCATCTCCTTCCATTTTTAATATTGCTTTTTATTGTGATTATATATTTCTAGATACTGATGAAAGAAGAATTTTTGCTCAAGTTAAACATCAATATCTTATCGAACAAGTTCAGTATTCTAATTCTATCGCTCTTGTTCCCGGTATAAATCAAATTGAAATGCATTTTAATCATCCCGTTAAAGAATTAGTATGGGCTATACAAAGAAATTCTAATGATTCTATTTTACATCCATTCGATTTCTGGGGTATTAATGGTGATAATTATACCGTTGATTTAACAATCTCCGCTAAAATTCAATTTAATTTAATTGAGCGATTTAAAGAAAGAGAAGGTACTTATTTTCGTTGTGTTCAACCTTACCAATATCATACTGGAGGTAATAAACAAGTCGGTTCTATTAGTCCTCTACCTATTCCTTATGCGGATTATCAAGTTGAACCATTCGGCGGATTTTATATTTATAGTTTCTCTTTAAAACCTGAATTACATCAACCTAGCGGATCATGTAATTTCTCTCGTATTGATAATGCAGTTTTACTACTTAATGCTAGTTCTCAAGCAAATAATATACGTATTTGGGCTAAAAATTATAATGTTCTTAATATTATGTCTGGTATGGCAGGTATTGTTTATTCTAATTAAATTTTTATATTATATATATTAATATAATATGTCAATCGATCCTAATAATATCAATAAAGTTAAACTTGGTAAATATGCTGGCTTCTCTAATCAAGGTACCAATGCTATTGCTATTGGTAATAATGCTGGTTATACTAATCAAGGTTCTAACTCTATCTGTTTAGGTTATAATTCATCATCTATTAATTCAAGTAATTCTATCACTATAGGCTCTAATTCTTCTTCTAAACCAAATATATCAAACCAATTAGTTATTGGATTTGATGCTAGTAATAATTCTTATGGTGGTATATATGCAGAAAATTTAGGTTCTAACAATATTAAAGTTGGTATTAATACTAATAATCCTAATGGTACACTTGACATCTCGGGTATTGTCAGAATTGGTAATAAATTTAGATATGATATTAGTTTTAATAATACTATAAATACTATTAAATATAGTAGTAATGATAATTCTATTTATGTTGGTGGTGATTTTAATTCAGTTTTAGTAAATGGTATTACTACTAATAACTTGGGAAGAATATGTAGAATATCACTAGATGATGGATCGGTTAATGATATGAATGGTGGTTTAAATGGTAGTTGTCACACTATAGCAATTGATAGTCTAAATAATGTTTATGTCGGTGGAAATTTTAAGATAGTAGGTGGTATACCTGCTAATTATATTGCTAAATGGAACCCTACTACTAGTAGTTGGAGTCCTCTAGGTGATGATCCTCTTGTTATTTTAGATAATGGTTTTAATAATAAATGTGAAACAATTGCGATTGATAGTGATGATAATGTTTATGCAGGTGGATTTTTTACTAAATTGGGTGATGATATAACAGATATGAAAAGAATTGCTAAATGGAATGGTAGTAGTTGGAGTGCTTTAGGTGATGGTTTAAATAGTACTTGTTATACAATAGCAATTGATAGTGATGATAATGTTTATGCCGGTGGAAATTTTAATGATAAGGGTAATTTTATTGCTAAATGGAATGGTAGTTGGGGTCCTTTAGGAGATGGTTTATTTAGTGTTTGTTTAACTATAGCAATTGATAGTAAAAATAATGTTTATGCAGGTGGAAATTTTACTAAATTGGGTGATGATATAACAGATATGAAAAGAATTGCTAAATGGAACCCTACTACTAGTAGTTGGAGTGCTTTAGGTGATGGTTTAAATAGTACTTGTTATACAATAGCAA